CCATAAACTCCTCTCTGGTATGGGTTTCCTCAAACCTTCTCTGGCAATCCTGTTTCAGCCGCAAATCAACCTTATGCCCGTCCCGTCCGTGGACACCCGACGTTCCTCTGTGCTTCTCCGCCGTCAGCCAAACCCAAAATCCATGCTTGTCCGAAATCCTCCGTAGGCCTGTCCCGAAAAATATATGGTGCTTCTCCAAGCCTCTTGTCTCTCCCGTCAGATAGCAACGCTTATCCTTCCCCGTCAAAATACTGCTCGTGTGGCTTCCCTTCGCCATAGTCCTCTCCTCCAATCCGTATTGCCTTCATGTATCTGGTAAAACCTGTCATTTCGCTGTAATAGCTGATCTCCTCGACCACACGGTAATGCTTCGGTGCCCGCAGCTTTCTGCTTTTCGCAACCTCCACCACAGTCTCCCTCGGCTTTTCAAGGTTGCGGCTCCCGTTCCATCTGCGTCCGTATTCCTTGTAATTCTCTTTCGTGATGTAAAACGCAAGCCCCGTGTAGTCGCCGCCCGGCTCCAGTCTGGAAATCATCACACGCCCCAGCCCCCAAAGCTCCGTAATCTCCTTCAGCGTTACGTCCATGTCATTGATAATCATGTGCAGGTGCTCCCTGCCCTTTTTCCCCGTCTCAATCACATATATGTATTTCAGTGCATCCAGTCCCTTTCGCTTTCGCAGCCGCTTCAATCTCCAAATGAAATTTCTGAAAAGCCGTAGGGCATCCTCAATCCCAACCCTCTCTCTGTAGGTCAGCGTCAAAAAAATGTCCCCCGCCTTGAAGTTTGCGTTTATCATCCGCCCGCATTTCTTCCTCGTTTCCAGAAAATTGTATTCCGCTATTTTTTCCGGGCTGATGTTTTCCCGCATGGCTCTTTCGCAGCCCTTTCCCTTCTGTCTTGGGCTGTTGTATTCCTTCGCTTCGTATATATCCCCCGCCCAAATCTTCTTTAAGTATCTCGGCATCCGTTCCACCTCTGTTTTTTATTCCTATTTCC